GTATGCGTCCAAGATTACACCTCCAAGAAGATTAGCTGAAGCTGGGCTGATGCCTCTTCAAACGTAGGGTGGATGGTCATGTGGGAATCTTCTGCGTACCACTCCAGTACGTACCCGTTGTCGCCCTTGCGGATTGTTACGTTATCTACTTTCATTCTGTCACTCCTAGTGTCTCGTTCATAATTGCCTGTGACGCCATCTGAAGGAGCATGTACACACCGTCTGGGTACTGCTCGTTAGACGCTACTTCAAAGGTCTCTCCGTCTTCGTACATGATTACTGCACACTTAACGTGTCTCCCGTTGTCCTCGTGATCCATTGCTTTGACCACGAACGCCGACAGAAACTCAGAGGTTGGCACTTCCTCTCGTGTGTCTTTCTTTTTACCAAAGTCGCCATCTATGACTTTCATAAGGCAACCTCCTTAATCAACCAGTCTAGGTAGACACGAGCTTTCCGGAGATCCTCTACTCCGTTCTTGTACTCGTACCGCCACAGGTACTTCAAGCAGTTACCCTTGAGGTAGCCCTTGTACTCCTGAGGGTGCATAGACGCCTTGATAGCTTCGATGGCCTCAATCGCTCCCTTGTTGTAGTGGTCAGGAGCGCCTACAGGGTCGTGCTTGTCCTCAGGGTGGTACAGCTTGCCGTAAGCAGTCTTACTCTTGGAAACCTTGTCCCACTCCTGTGGCTTAGCTTCGTCTATTGACATTTTTCTACACTCCTCAAATTTCTTTCGGCAATCCTCTGGGGATACTCCGGACTCCTCACACACCTGCCTACGGATCTCACAGTTTGTGTAGTAAGTCCACTCGTTACTCACTCTCAGCTTCCCACCCGTCACACTCAAAGGTAGCTACAGCCATGTATCCCCACTCTGGTACGTCATCGTCCACCAGTACTGCGTCAGGGAACCCAGCCTCTTTAGCGGCTCGCATAGTTTCGTAGTACAGCGTCACACTAAGCGTCATATACCTCTTCCTCCAGTTCTTCTTGGAAGCAGTCTAGCTTCCGTAGTAGTTTGTCTTCAAAGCGGTCTAGTATTTCTTCTGAAGAGATCTGTAGTGCTTCCAGAAGATCATCGGGATCGTAGTATCGCAAGAGACGCTCCTTAATTTCGTCTAGTGTCAGAGACATAATCAACCAACTCCTTAAGTGTATCTATATTATACCATAGAATCCCGTTGTTGTCACACCATTCAGCCATAGTTCGTTTGGTAGTTTTACTTACTTTCTGATTAGGTTTCATCAGTACAAATATGAGTTCCTGTGATTCTGGGAGGCAGTTAGAGATCGAACGATACTTCTGCGTGTCTCCTGAGCGAAAGTATCCTTTGCACTCAATGAGGTAGGAACGTCCGTTGCGCTCGTACACAAAGTCCGGTGTATACTTTCGTTCGATCCGGTAGTCAACTTGGTACGGCTCGTAGCTAAAGCCAAATGGTTGTAACTTCTGTGCGACATCGTACTCAAACCCCGATCTAAATTCATTAGGAAACTTCCGCGACTTTCGGCTCATTGACCACCTCTGTTAAGTACCTTGGACCACTTGAGTAAAGAAAAGTTCTTATTCCTGAGTAGCACGTATGCTTGTACGGACAGTAAGAACAACCGACTGCGAGCTTCATGTTTCCACTTTTGCCATCTGGTACTACTTCGTGACAGTGTGGTGGTGCTTCCGGTTGCTCCACTAGCTTTTTTACGCGGTCAATGTGCTCCCCTATGTCGTAGGAGATCTTGTCGTACACAGGAGCCTGCTCGTCTGCAGAGTCGTACAGCAGGTACGTCAGGTGACCGTTCTGCTTGTCCATAGCTAGCCAGCCGAACTTCGTTTCTCCTTCGGAGTGAGCATACCCTTTGATTTGAGCAACGTATCCAAACGGATCATCATAAGCCAAACTTCCGTCCTTGAATTTCTTAAACCCAAAGCTCGACACAGACTTAACATCAGTGACAACACCATCAATTTTGCAGTCCATAGAACCTGTAATGCCGTTGACTTCACATTTCTTTTGCTCATCAGTCACCTCGTGTCCAGAGAGTCTAGTGAGAAACAAAAGGAGTTCCTCAATCAGATGCCCGTACATAAACTTAACGTGTGTGTTGGGGGTGAGTTCTTCCTCTACGTCAGCGTTGTTGACTACGTTCCAGAGGTAGCGATCATCTCTTCCGATGTTGGACATGCGTAGCTTACGTCCGTCTCGTTTCTCAGTGAAGAGGTTAGACATGAGTCGCTTACAGTTCTCCCCGAACCTGTCGATCTCCTCGTACAAGTCAACATCCTCAGGTACGTCCTTAGTGGCAACTACCGTGTAGATATCGTCTACGAGTTTGTATATGTCATTGTTCACTCAAAATCCTCCATAGAACCCCTTATCATAAGTTTAGCATAAGCGGGGTCACACTTAAACCACTCGTTTTTTCGTTCGTCGGCACACTCTGTGAGTATCTTATGTGCCTCTGACTCAGCCGCCCGACGATCACTAACGTCCCAGCTTTCGTACAGTTCGTAATCCCTGAAGGGTGATGATGTCTGGTAGTTATTCAGTCGATCCTCTGCGTCTACAGCCATACCTACCTTTATCCACTCAGGGAAGTTAGGATTAACTATAATGTACACCTGTCCCTCTTTAGATGTGTTGTACTTCTCTAGGCTACTAAAGGCCGCATCCTCAAATGTTGTGTACCGTCCGGGTTTGTGCAACGGGTGGTCTTGCCTAACATACTTACCATTAACATACATTTGTTTCTTATTATGAATTAACGATCTTTGTCTTACTTTTTCGGGATTATCTTTGTAGTACTTCCCCTTTTCCTTAGTATATGTCATTGTTGTCTCCATCAGTGCGTCTCTGCCCACGTTGCTCCGACTTGGTACTCTCCGTCGAGGGGGCATCGGAGTTCAAAAGATACGCCAGCCTCCTTGATTGATTCCACTGCGAGTTTCCCGAAAACCTCTGCTTGTTCTGTAGCCACCTCCGACTGTATCTCGTCATGGATGTTCCCTATCAGTTTGTAGTCGATGCCTTGGGCCTTAGCCCTCTCGTCTAGGATAACCAGAGCCTTCTTCATAACGATAGCCCCAGCCGCCTGAAGTAACGTGTTTAGTGCACTATGCTCTGATCGGACCCAGAGCTTTCTTCCGTCGAGACCTTTAAGCCAGCCTCGCTTAGACGCTGTTCCAACTCGTGTTCGTAGAGTTTCAAGAGCAGGTGTGTTTCGTAGAAAGCGTTGCCTAAGTTCACTGCCGTCTCTTGCAGTTCCTCCGACGATACTTCCAATTTTAGAATCTCCGGCTCCGTAGAGGAAAGCATAGATGAAAGTCTTTGCCTGAGGTCGTGTTGCAAGTCCTGAAGCAACTTGATTTCTGGTGTGAATGTCTTCTTTAAGTAGGACATCGGTAAACTCCTGATCGTTCATGTAGTGAGCTAGCATACGTAGCTCTAGTCCGCTAGCGTCTGCACCTACTAGCTTTTTACCCTCTGGTACAATCCAACAGTCCCTGCACTCCTTGCCGTACACTGAGTTACTAGAGGGGACCTGTGCCATGTTAGGGTTCTGGTGAGTCATGCGTCCGGTTACAGCACCGTTGGTAGTTACTCTACCGTGTACCCGTCCGTCGTCCTGTACGTGCTCTAGCCAAGAGGAGACCTGTGCGTACCGCTTTTGTAGTAAAAGGTACTCTAGGACTTGCCGAGCTTCCGGTACGTGTTTATTCTCCTCAAGTGTTTTCTCGTCCACCTGCGGCCTACCGCTGGGCGTGAGTTCCGACCATACAGCACCCTTAGCTTCAAGTCGCTGAGCCACCTGTTGTCGGCTACCCGGGTTAAAGATCGTAACCTTATCCTTAAGGCGGTTCCCTGTCTTTTCTGACCACCTCTCCTCGACAATTGGTGGGAACACTGTCTGGAGTTCCTCCTCAATAACATACATACGCTCCTTAAACTTAGCACACAGCATGTGGCACAAGCGTTGATCCAGTAGCCACCCGTTGCGTACCTGCTCCTGTATGATCCACTGTACTTCGTGCTCCAGATCAACACAGGTACTAGAGAAACCCTGTAGCTCTGTCTGTAGCCTGTTGTACAC